CAACCGCTGGCCTGCCGCCCGGTTCGTCCGCCGCCCGGGTGCGATCACCAAGCGCCAGCGACACGTGGAGGCCGAGGGGCAGGTCCGCCGATACGACGACTTCGCCTTCTGGCTGTTCCAGAACGCCGCCGACATCGGGGGCTTCGAGGTGCCGTGGGGGCCGTTCGGCTTCAACAGCTACATGCGGCAAGAGCCGGTCAGTCGGAAGGAAGCCGAGCGGCTCGGGCTCGTCCGCCCCGGCGAGGTGCTCGTGCCGCCTGACCTTACCCGCTTCGGGATCACGCCCGCCAAGCAACTCAACGCCGGCGTAGACGCGTCCGTGGATGACCTCCCGCCCGACCTGCGCCGCGAGGCCATCAACGCCGTGATTGCGCGCTTCGGGCCGCAGGCGCTGGACTCACGCGGGCGGATCACGCTTGACGCGCTCAAGCAGGCCCGCAACCTATGATCCCATGGCCAAGAAGAAGCCAGCAAAGAAGCAGCCACGCGGACGCCCGAGCAAACGGACGCCGTCAGTCATCGCGAAGATCCTCGCCGGACTGAGCTCAGGCACCCCGCTGTCTGTGATTTGCTCGCCTGCTGCGATGCCAGCGACTCGAACCGTTTCGGATTGGATGGAGCAAGACCCCGAGTTTTCCGCCGCAATCGCGCGCGCGAGGGACGCCGGATTCGACCAGATCGCACTCGACGCGCTGAGGATCGCCGACACTCCGCTTGAGGGGATCGAGGTCGAGGAGACCGTGCAGGCCGATGGCGAGGGCGACGAGACACCCGCCGAGCGGAAGATCCGGCGCAAGGACATGCTGGGGCACCGCAAGCTTCAGGTCGAGACGCGTCTCAAGCTGCTGGCGAAGTGGGACCCGAAGCGATACGGCGACCGCATCGCGCAGGAGATCACGGGAGCCGATGGCGGGCCAGTGGCCACGGTCGCAGTCTCTCTCAATCCCGACCAAGAAGCCGCGTTGTCCCGCCTGATCGCCGACGCGCAAGACCGGGTGCGTAGGCCATGACGCCTCCTCCTCCAAACCCGCACCGAGGAAGCGACTTCAACGGCTTCCTGATCGCACAGCGACTCATGACACCGACCCGCCGCGAAATCACAGCGCACCTCCACAAGTGGGCAGAGACCTACCTCCACGCCCGAGCGGCGTGGGCCTCGCTTGAGGGAGCTATCGGGCAGCAGTTCGACTCGCCGCTCCATCGCGCCGTCTGGAATACCTTCGACGCCTACACCGACTCGCTGGCGGAACTGCTCGGCGACCGTGACGGCTGGCTCGATTGGTTCTGTTGGGAGAATGATATGGGGGCGAAGGCCGGCGAGGTGGAAATCAACGGCAAGAAGCGGAAGGTGCGCAGCGTCCGCGACCTCGCTTGGATCCTATCGCAGCCATGACACCCTCCGAGTTCTGCGTCCGAAAGCTTGGAATCATCCCCTACGTCTGGCAGATCGAGGCGCTGGAGTCGGTCGGCCTAGGGCAGTTCTCATCCGTGGTGGCCGCCAACGGATCCGGAAAGACCGACCGGCTCGTCGCCCCACTGATCCTCTGGTTCCTCGACCGGTTCCCCAAGGGCAAGGTGGTCTTCACGTCGGGATCCTTCCGGCAGCTCAGTAACCAGCTCTGGCCGGCGATCCGTAAGCACCGGGACAAATTCCCGCGCTGGACGTTCCTCAGTGACGAACTGCGCACTCCCGAGGGTGGCTTCGCTCTCGGCTTCTCGACCGACGACGCAGGCCGCGCTGAAGGTTGGCACGGTGACTACGATGCCCCGCTGTTCCTGATCGTCGACGAGGCGAAGACGGTGTCGGACCAGATCTTCGAGGCCTTCGACCGATGCACCCGTCTCTTCCAGCTTTGGGTTTCATCCCCGGGCGCACCGCGCGGCCAGTTTTACGACTCGCACCACAAGGCCCGCTCGCTCTACTGGACGCGCAAGGTGCCGAGCACCGAGTGCCCGCACATCCCCGAGGAGCGGCGCGAGCTCGACCGGGCGAAATACGGCGAGGATCACCCGTTGTATCGGTCCAAGCATCTGGCTGAGTTCACGGCCGACGACGAGCTGATGGTCCTCTCACCGGCCCGCCTCACCGCCGCGCTCGAACGGCAGCCCGAGCCCGACGAGTCCGGAGAGGTTGTCGCGTTCTGTGACTTCGCCGCCGGCCGCGACGAGAACGTGCTGGCGATCCGCCGGGGGAACAAGGCGAGGATCATCAAAGCATGGCAGGAGCGGGACACCGTGCAGGCCGCCCGCCAGTTCATCCGGCTCTTCGAGGAACACAAGCTGAAGCCCGGCCAGATCTTCGGCGACGCCGACGGACTCGGCACCGGCTTCGTCTGCCAGATGGCCGAGGAGGGCTGGCACATCAACCGGTTCCACGGCGGGCAGGCCGCGAAGGACAGCGATGAATACGCCAACCTGATCGGCGAGGTCTGGCACACGGCCACACAGGCGATCCACCGGGGCGAGATCAGCCTTGGCGAGCTCGATCCGATGGCCTTCGAGCAGATCACGACGCGCCGCAGCGAATGGAACGCGACCGGCAAGCTGAGGATCGAGGATAAGGAGAAGATGCGCAAGGCCGGGTTGAAGTCGCCCGACCGGGCCGACGCCCTGCTCGCGTGCATCGCCCTTGGAGCACACCACTCCGGCCTGATGTCCGAGCGGTCCGCCGTGCGCACCCGGTCAAACCCGATGGCAACGCGCGCGGTGAAGGGGTTCAACGCCTTGTGAAATCCTCGGGCTTGTCAAATCCTTACCATGTTGCTAAGGATGCGCAGGAATGACACTCGACGAGAAAAAAGGCGTGGTCTGGCCGGTGCCCGCCCAATACCGCACGAACGACTTCGACTTGTCGAACGTCACGCCCGAGCAGGTCCGCACGATCCTTCGGAACGTCCGCACCGGGAAGCTTGAGGACCAAGACCGACTTTTCCGGCTGATGCTCGACACGTGGCCCCGGCTGCGGAAGGCGCTCAACGAGGTAGCCGGCGCCGTCTCCCGGCTGGAGATCGAGATCAAGCCGGCAACCCGGGAGGACGCTGAAGAGCCGACCCCGCAGGCGCTGCGGATCTACGAGACCGTCGAGCGCGCGCTTGAGTCCTACGCCCCCCGCCCGGGCTTCTGGGAACTCGACGTCGAGGGAATGGTCCGCGCCCTGATCGACGCTTATGCCAAGGGGGTCTCGGTGCTTGAGATCGTCTGGCACGTCCAGAACGGTATCGCCTCGCCGCGCTGCTTCGCTCCGGTGCCGGCGAAATACCTCGCTTATCCATCTTCAGGGAATGAGGTCGACCGCCTGATGGTCGCGCCGCTTGGCACCACGAACGGCCCGCTTGAGGACTTCCCGCCGGATCGGTTCTTGATCGCCGTCTGGAGCCAAGGAGGGATGCACCCGATTCACGCGGCCAACCTCCGCACACTCACGAAATACTGGCTCGCGTCGGTCTACGGGCTCGGCTGGCTCATGCAGTTTGCCCAGCTCTTCGGCGTCCCGTGGCGGCACATCGAGACCGACGGCAGCGAGGGCGCGATGGATGCGGCCGAGGCGATGCTTGAGAACGTCGGCAGCACCGGCTCCGCTGTGACCGGCCCCGGCGTGAAACTCAACATCCTCGACGGGGTTTCCGGCGCTGCCGACTCGATGCCGCAGTCGCACCTGATGGACGTGGCTGACCGGGCTTGCGACATCCTTCTCCTCGGCCAGACCCTGACGACCGACAACACCGGCACCGGCTCGCGCGCCCTTGGCGAGGTCCATGAGGGGATCCGCGTGGAGGTCATCCAGTCGGTGGCCTCGTGGGTGGCGTCGATCATCACCGAGCAGCTCATCCCGGCGATTGTGCGAATGAATTTCGGCGCGGTCCCAGCGGAGGACATGCCATACGCCGAGATCGTCATCCCCCGGGCGAAGGATGCCAAGGCCGCCGCCGAGCGCTTCAAGATCCTCGTCGAGACCGGCGTCAAGATGCCAGCCCGCTGGGTTTACGAGGAGCTCGAAATCCCCGAGCCAGTCGACGGAGAAGCGATCTTCGGCGAGGAGGAAGACCCCGAGCCGCTGCTGGATCCGCTCACGGCAGCCCGGGAAGACGAGATCGACCTGCGACCGACTGAGGAGATGGCCCGCGCCGCGCAGGACGCCTTGGACATCCGCCGCACAAAGCCGGTCTCGGAGCGCGGCATGACCGCCGTCGGCCTCGCCCGCGCCCGTGACATCATCAACCGGACCAACCTCACGCCCGACACCGTGAAGCGCATGGTCTCGTTTTTCGCCCGCCACGAGGTGGACAAGCAGGGCGAGACATGGGGCGCGAAAGGCAAGGGCTGGCAGGCGTGGAACGGATGGGGCGGCGACGCCGGCAAGAAGTGGGCGGAATCGAAGCTCAAGCAGATCGAAGCGGAATGACCAAGGCCGACATGCGCGAACTTGCTGCCGAGTGGCTCGCCCCGATGGACGAGGCGCTCGGCGAGCTGATCGAGCAAAGCCGGACGATGACGCCCGGCGCGTTCATGGCCGCCGTCGACGAGATGGTCGACCGCATCCCGCGCATGTTCTCGCAACTCAATCAGCAGGCTCTCGCCGATGCTCTGGAAGCGGAGATCGGGGAGGCCATCATCCGAGGGCTCGAAAATGGCGAAGCTTGACATCAAGGTCAGCGTCTCCGGTGCGCAGGAGGCAAAGCTGGCGGCGATCCGTCTTACATCTCCTGCCGCACGGCGGGCGGCGGTCTACGACGGCGGCTTGGCCGCGATGAACGTGGTGCGAGGTTACTACGCGCGGAAGGGGCGCTTCGGCTGGATCAACTCCAGCTTGCCGACGCATGGCCCGGGCCGCGTTCCGTCGCAGTGGTGGCGCTCGACTGAGACCGGCTGGTCACTTCGCCAGACGAACAGTTACTCCGTCAGCATGGTCAACGGGACCGTCGGCCTCGCGCACAAGATCACTGGCGGCACGATCCGAGCGAAGCGGAAGAAGTTCCTCACGATCCCCGTGACGCCCGAGGCTCACGGACTGAATACCCGCACGTTCTCGCGCACGATCGCGCCGCTGTTCCAGGCGAAGGGCATGCTGCTCTTCAAAGATCCGCAGACCGACGAGGTCAAGGCCGCCTATGCGCTCAAGCGCAGCGTCACCCATCGCCCTTGGCCTGGCGCGCTTCCGCCGGAAAACAGCTACCTCGACGCGTTCCTGAATCAGTCGCTATCCAGCTTGATCCAGTTCTTCGAGACCACCTGAATTTGCAATGTTGACTATCCTGAGCAATTTACTAAGGTTTCGCCAGATGACCGGCCTGACAGTCAACTGCGCGTTCCAGTCCGAGCTCTCCGAGTCGGGCTCGATTGTGTTCTTGCCCGAGGGCACGCACCAGATCACCGCGAGCGTGGGCGGCAAGCCGAAGACGCTCACCGTGACCGTCGACGACCGGGTTCTGGCGTCGTTCTCCGAAGACCTCGCCCGCCGGCAAGAGTCGAACGTCCGGCCGTTTGCCGGCTTCGATCACAAAGCCGGCGCCGCCTCGTTCATCCCTCAGTCGTTCCGCTATGAGCCCGGAGTCGGGCTGCTTCTGGATGTCGAATGGACCAGCGCCGGCCGCGCCGCCATCGAGGGCCGCGACTACTCATATTTCTCTCCCACCTTCCTCGTCTCGAAAGACGGCATCCCCACCGGTCTGACGACTCGCGGGGAGGTCGGCAGTCTGGTGAACGACCCGGCATTCGAGGAAATCCCGCGGATCGCCGCATCTCACACCGAACCACCCCAATCCGACATGGATCACCTGATCGAACTCGGGCTCGTGGAGGCGTCTTGCGCGCCCGATCAAGCCCTCGAAACCGCCAAGGCCACGCTCGCCTCCCTCCGGGAAGCTGCCGCGCAGGTCGAAACCGTCGAAGCCGCCAACGTGGCTAAGAAGTCCGCCGAGGATGAACTCGCCGACATGAAGGTCAAATATGACGAGCTCGAAGCAGCGAACAAGAAGCTGATGGACGAGCTCGCCACCAAGGCCTCTTCCGCCGCCGACGCCGCCATCGAAGAAGCAGTCAAGGCCGGCCGCATCGCCCCACAGGACGACGCGACCAAGAGCTTCTGGCGCTCCTCGATCATCGCCAACCCGGACGCAGTGAAGGCGCTCAATGCCATCCCTGCAAACCCTGCTCTCTCGGGCAAGACGGTCCTCGCAGGCCGCACCGAAGAACCGCCCCAAGGCCCCGAACTCACCGGCCTCGCACGTGTCGAAGCCGCATTCAAAGCTCAATCCCAATCCTGACATCCCATGCCCAACAATCTGACCCTGCTTGACCTCGCCAAGCTCAACGGAGCCGACCCGGTGGTCGGTCTCATCGAGGAAGTCGCCATCGCCTCCCCGGAGGTGACCATCATCCCGGCCCGCACCATTCGCGGCACGTCCTACAAGACGGTGATTCGGAACCGCCGCCCGTCGGTGGCCTTCCGTGCTGCCAACGAAGGGACCGACGCTTCGAAGTCGGACTTCACCGAGCGCCTCGTTGAAGCGTTCATCCTGTCCTCCCGCATCGAAGTCGACAAGGCTGTCGCTCGCGGATACGAGGACGGACCTGAAGCACTCCAGGCCATCGAGGCCGCCGGCGTCATGCGCGCCGCGCTCTCGACCGTTGGCACCCAAACGATCTACGGTAATTCCGCCAGCTCGAAGGGCTTCGCCGGCCTCCAGTCGCTGATCGGCACCTTCGGTGACGAGCTCGTCGTCGACGCCGGCGGCACCACCGCCAACACCGGCTCCTCGGTCTACGCGATCAATGCCGGCGTGACTGGCGTCCAATATGTCTACGGCAACGGCACCACCTTCGACCTGTCCGCGTTCCGTGAAGGTGATGCGGTCGACGCAGACGGCCGCCGCTATCCCGCCTTCATCGCCGACCTCACTGCTTGGATCGGATTGCAATGCGTGAACCGCTACGCCGTGGGCCGCCTCAAGGACATCACCGCCGCCGAGGCTGGTGCTCGCCTCAATGATGCGAAGATCGCGGAACTCCTCAGCCGGTTCCCGGTCGGCGAGCGCCCGACTCACCTGCTCATGTCCCGCCGCTCGGCCTTCCAGCTGCAAATCAGCCGGACGACCGCCCCGAACACCAAGCAGGAAGCCTTCACCGGCATCCTTCCGGGTGTCCCCACCGAATCCTTTGGTATCCCCATCATCATCACCGACTCCATCGGCGACACCGAAGCCCTCAGCTAATCCACGATCATGTCCAACTTCTCACGAAACCTTCAGGATCGCAACTACACCTCGACCGTCGCCATCGTCGTCGGCGGAGCTGTTACCGCCGGATTTGACCTTGAACAGGTCGCCGGCGGTGACATCGAGGATGTTGTCTTCGAACTGGCCGCCCCGGCGGTCGCAGGCCTCAACAACACCAGCACGATCACCTACGCGTTGCAGGACAGCGCCGACGGTGTGACTTACGCCGCCGTGGATCCTGCTATCAGCACCGTCCAGACTGGTGCCGGTGGCGTTGGGACCGCAGCGAAGACCGTCCGCTTCCGCCTGCCTGTGAACACCCGTCGCTGGGTCCGCATCGCTCAGACCAACTCGTCCACTCCCGGCACCTTCACTGGTAGCATGGTGGCCAAGCTCCTGTTCTGATCGCCCTCCCCATCGAGGCCCGCCTGTTCGCGGGCGGGCCTCTTTCCTTTTTCCCTCCTATGGCTTGGCTTGCTCTCACCGTCGAATCCTTCCGCGACCGCCTCGGCAATGATGAACTCGACCGACTGGTCGAAGAGTCGCCGACGCCTGACGCGAAGCTCGCGGAGATCCTTGCCCAAGTCGCCGCTGAGTTTGTCTCGCGGATCAATGCAGGCCGCCGCAAGCGCGGCCTCGCGCCGCTGGTCAATACCGGGCTCAACATCCCGCCCGGAGCACAGCGGCACGCATACACTATCGCGCGCCGGCTTCTGACCGACGCCTTTCCATCGCTCGCCGAGTTCAATGGCGAGGATCGGAAACTTTCCGTGGAGGCCGCCGAGAATTTCCTCGACGACCTCGCCAACAACAACGCCGACGCCGACGACACCGGTGCCGCTTCCTACGCTGCCGCCTCGGGTGCCGCCTTCCGTTACTCGGGCAAGGCCCTGATGGACTTCGCCGAATCTCCCTGACCCATGGCATCCCTCATCCGCCAGATCGTCGAGGCTATCGGGGAGCACCTCCGTGAGTCGGAGTATTTCCGCACGGTGCCGACGATCCCGGTCTTGATCGAGGACCAGAAGGACGTCGAGCGCGAGATCGTCAACGCCGCGCAGAAGACCGGGGCCTTCGTGATGGTCAACTTTGTCTCTGGCGAGACTGACACCAACAACACGCCCGGCCCGTATCTGACGACGGCAAACTTTCAAGTCGTGGTCTCCGAGATCCCTAGCGTCTGGCGCTCGAAGGCTCGCCGCGCGCCATCATGCACCGAGATTGCCGAGGCGGTCGCTCGGCTGCTTCACCACGTGCAGCCGGCGGACCGCGACGACGCCCCGCTCTCCGGTGGAGTGCTCCTTTTCGACGGAATGACCCAACAGGTCAACGACTCCATGCTCCAGCAGGCCGTGACGTTCACCATCCCAATCGGCCTTTCAAACGATCCACCTGAACGATAAATCACCATGCCCACTTTCGACAGAACCACAATCGTGCGCGGTCCTTGCAAGATCGCCTATGACACCCAGACCTTCTACAGCAAGGGCGGCGTCGTGCTGACCATGACGAACTCGACCTTTGATAAAGAGACCGACGCTTACGGCATGGTCGGCAAGTCGAAGACCGACCTCCAGATCGTCGTCGAGTTCGAGCCAGTGGGCGAGATCGAAGCGCTCGCGGTCCTGTTCCCTTATGGTAATACCGCGATGGGATCGAGCATCTACGGATCGACCGACAAGGCGCTTGTCATCACCGCCGCCGACGCGACCTACACGATCAACAACGCGGCAATCACCCAGATGCCGAGCATCCGGTGCACCGCGAACAACACGGCCTTCGGCTCCGTGCAGTTTACTGGCCTGCTCGACAAGGGCGGCGACCCGGTCAACCTGTCGGACTACTACGCGGTCGGCGCTGGTGGTTCCATTGGCACCGCGTTCACTCCCGGAACGATCATCACTGCCCCATACCGCGCGACGCTCGGATCGGTCGGGCCGTTCTTCTCGGAGGCCGGTTTCGAGATCGCCTTCGAGCTCGGGCTGAATCCTGTGGTGGTCGACGGAATCGGCACCGTGGACATGAGCCTGCAAAATCTCGGCGCGACCATCACCTGCATCCCGACCGGCCTCGCGGAGAACTCCTTCGACGGGTTCTTCAATGGTCTGGACGCCGGCGAGGACTTGGCGAACTCCGCCCTCGACATCTCAACTGCAACCGTTGGCGGCCTGAACTTCGACTGTGCCGCCGTGCAGCTGATCGACTTCCAGAAACGCTTCTCTCCAACCGACAACCGCCTCGGCCAGCTCACGCTTGCCGCCCGGCGGACGTTCTCCACCGGAAACCCCGTTGCCCTCTTCACTGTCGCCGCTGTCGCCTGATGAAATGCCGCCTCGCCATCGGCCTTGACTACTACGACCTCGCCGGGGCCTCCGGGGTCACGAGCGACACCCAAGGCCTTCAAGTCACCTACTCGGTCAACTCCGAGCAGGTGGCTTACCTTGGCGTCGACGAGGCCCGACAGCTATTCCGCCCCGGGTCGAATGTCACCGCGTCGTTTTCCAGCGCGGTCGAGTTCCCGACGGTCGCCGCCTGCGAGGCCGAGATCGGGTTCCTCTATGAGTTCCTCAAGGACCAAGACGGCACCGTGACCGCCTACCTCGGCAACATCGCCGACGATGGATCCGACCAGATCGAGACGGCAACGGCGGCGGGGACGGCTCAGACGCTCGTGACGGTCTCGCAAGGGAATGCAGACACGATCTACTTCACCGACGACGGGACTGACCCCACTACGAGCTCGCCGACGATCACAAGCGGGACATCGTTCCTTCGCCCCGGCACTTTCCGGATCAAGGCTCTGGCCGTGAAGGCCGGCGAGACTAACAGCCCGATCATCTCGCGTGGGTTCATCACGACCGGGCAAGTCAACGAAGCGACGGTATCGCCGGAAAGCTCGGCGCAGCCTGCCGGAAACGTGACCGTGACCGTCACGAACGCTCTGGCCGGCGTGACGATGCATTACACCACGAACGGCACCACCCCCACCACCGGGTCGCCAACCGTCGCCAGCGGCGGCACGGTGTCGGTTCCAGTCCCGGGCAAACTTCAGGTCTTGGCGGTCAAGGCCGGGCTCACGAACAGCCCGATCAAGGAGGCTAACTTCATCGAGCTTCCGGCCGCGAGTGGATACACCACCGGCACCTACACCGACGGCGGGACAACCTACCGTTGGCACAAATTGACGGCTGACGCCAGCGTGCGGATCGACTCGGGCGGCGTCATGGATTACCTTATCGTCGGCGGTGGCGGCGCTGGTGGCGGTGTGGCTGCGAGCCGAAACGGCGGTGGCGGTGGTGCTGGCCAGTTTGTCACCGGCTCGGCTTCATTCTCTCCGAATACAATCCCGGTCCGAATCGGCAAAGGCGGAATCAGCTCGACCACTTCGCCGGCGGTCGCCGCCTCGGATGGCGGACTGTCCCGGTTTTCCTTCACCGCCAGCGGTGGTGGTGGTGGTGGTATCGGGGACGCTCAAAATGGTAGAGCGGGGGCCTCTGGTGGTGGTGCAACTGTCAACGGAATCGGTGGGGCTGGCCTCGTCGCGTTCCCGGGCGGAACCGGGCTGACGACAAACCGCGCTGGCGGTGGTGGATCCTCCGCAGCCGCTGGCCTCACTCAGTCGGCCTCGACGTCGGATCTTTCCCCTCGGGCTGGCACCACTTCCGCCCTCGACAATATCTCGACCGTCTACTGCAACGGCGGCGGAGTCCTTGCTACGGCTGGGACGCTCACCCCGGGCAGCGGTGGTGCTGGCCGTCGCGGAAGCACCGGTGACCCGGGCCAGAATGGCGCTGACGGTATCGTTATTCTCCGCCATGTCGAGGGGGCTGTTTCCCTGACCGTCTCAGGCGCAGTGACCGCTACGCCATCAATGACCCCGACGAGCACGGCGGCCGCTTCCGGCATCGTGACGATGCAAGTCACCACGTCGCTCGGCGTGCAGAATTTCAGCGTCCCGGTCTTGGCTGGCGAGACCGTCGCGACATGGGCCGCAACCGCCCGCGCGCAACTCGCCGCCGACTCCGAGATCGCCCGGCGGTTCGTGGTCTCTGGCACCGGCACTTCGATTGTGCTCACCTCGCGGAAGCATCAAGCCGACACGTCGCTCAACATCTCTCTGACCAACGGGACGCCGAGCCCCGGCATCACCGCAGCGCCGACCAGCGCCGACACCGCGCCGGGCTCGCCTGATACCGTGACGCCGATCATGACGATTTACGGCGCGATTGCTCAGGTTTCGGCCACGTATCGCGGCAA